TGTTCATTGATTGAGATTGGTCAACAAATGGTGCTCTGTCTGCTGCCATATTAATCAATTCTTTCTGTGAAATCTCCCATATAGTTTTGTATTTCGGAATCAAGTGTTCAATCCTTTTAACTTTTTTGTTGTAGTTTTTATCTTCAACATCAAGATACTGATTGAAGTTAATATTTTGAATTGACCCTTCATTCAAAATGATTTCATTTTTCAAATTCTCAGACCAAATACCAATCTTCTCAAAATCATTAATCAAGTATTTGTTCACAATCATAATTTCACCACCTACAACTCGTCTATTGAATAACGCCGAGTGAGCTGGTTCAGTCATTTCAAAAGAACCTGTAATCTTAGCAGATGATGCAACTGGCATCTGAGCGGTGAACAATGAATTACAAACACCATATTCTTGGACATCTTTTTTCAATGTTTCCCAATCTAAGAATAAATCAGAATCATTTAGACCCCACATATCAAATTGGAAAATACCCTTTGACATTGGAGAACCCTTGAAGAACTCATATGGTTTTCTGATACCTTTCTTACACAAATCATTACTCTCAGTGACCGCAGCAAAATAAATTGCTTCGAAGATATTCTTGTTCAACGATTTAGCTTCATCTGAAGTGAAAACATAATCCATAAGACAGAATACGTCAGCTAATCCTTGAACCCCAATTCCAATTGCTCGTTGTTCAAGACCACCCTTAAGACCTTTTTCTGTAGAATAATTGTTTTTATCAATAACATTATTCAACGCCCTTACCGCCTTTCTTACTTCTTGGATTAAAAGGTTATAATCAAACTTACCATCAACAATAAAGTTTTTCAACACAATTGAAGATAGGGTACAAATTGCCGTAGTCTTTTCATCAGTGTACTGATAAATTTCATTACATAAGTTAGATTGTTTAATCACACCAATGTTTTGATGATTCGTTTTCTTGTTGGCACTATCCTTAGCACACAAGTAAGGAACACCCGTCTCAATTTGAGATTCAATTACCTTACTCCATACCTCTTGTGCCTTCACTTTACGACCAATACCCAAGTCAACAGCCTTACGATAGTTTTGTTCATACTCTTCACCATAACACTCTTGTAAAGGTTTGATACCAGCTTTAATAATGTCATTAGGACAGAATAAGTACCAATCTTCATTATTCTTAACCGCTCTCATGAAGTTATCCGGAATCCATAATGCCGTGAATAAGTCTCTTGCTCTCAATTCTTCAGCACCTGTATTCTTTTTGATATCCAACAAATCGAAAATATCTTTATGCCACGGCTCCAAATAGATTGCGGCACTACCAGGTCTTCTACCTTGTTGATTAAAGAATCTTAGTGATTCATTAACAATCTTCAAGTACTTCAATAAACCACCAGCAAATCCACCTGAAGATGTAATTCGACTCTCTTTACTTCTAATATTAGACATAGACAATCCAATACCTGCAGCGTCTGATGAATATGTTGAAATGTCATTCAAAGTTTTCAACAATCCATCTCTAGAATCGGAGTTATTGTAGTGTAATACACATGAAGCCAACTGAGGAACCTTTGTTCCTGAGTTAATCATAATTGGTGTCGCCTTGGAAATACGTTGACTTGACAATGACTCATAGTATTCAACTGCCTCCTCAAAAGTATTTGTCACCCACAATGCAACTCTCATGTACATATGTTGTGGCCTTTCGATAACTTTTCCTTTAGGTGTTTTCAATAGGTACATCTCTTGTAATGATCTCCAACCAAAGTAATCAAAATTATAATCATTTTCATGATTGATAACTTCGTCAATCTTGGACGGACCATACTCTTCAATCTTTGCCATCAAATCATCGTGAACTACACCATCAACGTGTAATGTGTGCATTACATTAGAAAAACTTGGGTCGGTCTCTTTGTGATACGATGAAATAGCAACTGATGATGCAAGTCTTGAATAGTCATAGTGACTACCTGTATACGCCGCAGCAATTTCATACACAAGTTTATCTAACTCTTTTGTGGTTATGTTACCTTCAGTTGGTACTGATGTAATCACCTTAATGAATATTTCGTCAGAGTTTACGGTTAACCCTTTCGCAGCTCTTTTAATTCTGTTGTAAATTTTTTGAGGATTAAATGCAACATCTTCCCCACCTCTCTTTTTTATTTTTAATGACATCATAGGTATAAAAGTATTAAATTAAAAATCAGAATCAAATGATAATTCTTCGTTTAGTTTAGCCTTCTGGTATTCCATAGTTCTAGACTCAAAGAAATTACCTTTTGTTTCGACCGCAATCTGTTCCATAAATTTGAATGGTTGTTCAACATTGAACTCTTTTTTACATCCAAACTTAACCAACAATTGGTCAGTAATGAATTCCAAATATTGTTTCATAAGGTTAGAGTTCATACCAATAAGTGAAACTGGTAATGATTCAGTAATGAATTCTTTTTCAATTTCCAATGCTGACAATAGAATTTCTTTAATTCTTTTCTCAGATGGTTTGTTTTCCAAGTGGTTATTAACCAAGTGAATTGCGAAGTCACAGTGGAGGTTCTCATCTTTGAAAATCAAACTGTTTGCATTACACAATCCTTGCATAATACCTCTTGATTTCAACCAAAAGATTGAACAGAATGACCCTGAGAAAAATATACCTTCAACCGCAGCAAATGCAACGAGTCTCTCTTGGAACGTAGAGTTCTTAATCCAATCAAGTGCCCACTTTGCCTTCTTCTGTACCGCAGGTAAATTATCTAATGCAGTGAAACATAATTGTTTTTCTTTCTCATTTGAGATGTATGTATCAATCAATAATGAATACATCAAACTGTGGATGTTTTCCATCATCAACTGAAATCCATAGAAGAATTTTGCTTCAGGATATTGTACTTCTTTAACAAAGTTTTCTGCAAGATTTTCATTTACGATACCGTCAGAAGCGGCAAAGAATGATAAAATGTTCTTGACGAAATATTGTTCGTTTTCAGTTAGATTATTCCAATCTCTAATGTCATTTGTCAAATCTACTTCTTCTGCAGTCCAAAACGCTGCTTGGTGAGATTTATAAAATTCCCAAATATCATTGTGTTCAATAGGGAAAATGACGAATCTATTCGGATTTTCTACTAAAATTTTTTCCATAATTAATTGTGTGTTTTATAATTGTTGTTGTTGTTCTTTCTGTTTTCTTTTTTCCATCAACTCCTTAACTCTGTCTCTCTTTTTCTCTTCTTGTTGTTCTTCGAACCCTAAGAATGTTACAGAGCTTTCAGTGTCGATTTCAAGGAGTTCGTTGTTGAATTTACAATTCTCAAACACCACCCCGTCTTTTCCAAGACGTGATTTCGTTATCGCAATTGTCGCCAAATTCATCTCCTTTTGTTGAAGTGTTTTTGCCACCGTAATGATAACGTGTCCAACTTGAGCCTTCTTAATTGACCCACCCATTTGGTCAGTAGTAACTACCTCTGAAGAAATGGAACTTCTATTCCCTTGAGTTGCTGTCCAACCAACCAAATTAAGTTCGTGACACATCGCTTCAAATCCTCTCATTACCGAACCCTCAGCCTTCCATTCATCCTTTGATGATGACTCAGGTAACACACAATCAATATAATCTAACATAATCATATCAATTTTGTTTCCATCTGCAATCATTTTTCTAACCTGATTTTTAAGTTGGTTCATTGTCATAGTATCAGATGCCAATTTCTTCAATACAAGTTTGTTTTTCATTGTTTCTTGTATTTCAGTAATCTTTGACATAACATCTTCTCTATGTAATGCTAACTCGTCAGGTGGGATACCCGTCCAAATCGTAAAGTGTTTCCTCTGAACAATCTTTGGATTGTCTTCGAAGAATACTTGAAGGACATTGTACCCCAAGTTGAATGCGGTATTAGCAATCTTCGTTAAGATTGTAGTTTTACCCACACCTGTTGGTGCAAGGATTACACCAATCTCACCTTTAGCCAAACCACCCTTAAGTAGTTTGTCAATACCTGGTATTCCCATAGGTATTGGGTGTCTATAATCCTCATCTAATACTGTCTCTAAGTCCGAGAAAATGTCTGTTTGACCTTTCTCTATTTCACCAACCTGTAACGCTTCTCTAACTAACCCCTCCACTTTATCATAAGATTCAAAATCACCTTGAGTGATGATTTTTTGAGCCTTATCCATAGCCTTCTGAAGTTCTTGTTGTTTACAGAATTTCAAAGCCTTTTCTTGAACAAACTGTGTTCCTTCGAATGGAGCGTCTTTGACTTGTTTGAGTGTATCTAAAACAATTTTGGCGACTAATTCTTGAGAAACTTCAGACTTGATAATTTGTTCGAGAGTTTCGAAGTTAGGGGTTGATTCATACTTTACATAGTATTCCTTAATCATCTGTAAGAGGATTTTGAAATACTTGTTATCAAAGTATGTTGACTCGATGACATCAAGAATAGACGATGAAAAGTCTTTATCTACCACAATCTGATTCAATAGTTGAATCTGGAAAGTGTTCCCTAAGTAATCGAAATTTTTGTTCATATATTTGTAATGCTCCCCTGTGTATTATTAAATACTCACTTACTCAAATCAAAATCCAAATATTGATAACTTAATCTCTGTTCTGAAAAAATGTCAGTCAATTCTCTGAGAATGTCTTTCAAAAATGGTCGTACGTCAACGGTATAACGAACTTTGGGTGGAAAATATTTTCCATCAAAAATTCTATGACAAATTGTCGTGTCTCCATTTTTTACGAAAATGTTGAAGATTTCTGGTCCATCAGTGTAAGAGGTATCCATAACTGATGGGTCATGCATAATAGATTCACTATTGTCCGTCATGTAAATAACAGTCTTCATTTTCAAATGATACTGTAGGTCATCTTTAATCTCATTAATGAGGTTATAGAATTCAATTGAGTTTTTTGCATTTGGATTGTAACCTCTAACATTGAAATACCTTTGAACAACAATGTTGTCGTTAAGGGTTAGAAGAAATTCCATTTTAGTGCTGTCTTGCTCTTTCATAAAGTTTTTTTAATTTTTGTTTGTGTTTCGTTTTTCTTTTCGTGTAAGTTTCATAAATGGTCGAAGGAAATTTACCCAAGCCTCATCGTTCTTAGGTAGGTACTTGAAGAGTCCGTCCTCCATCATCATTCTCATCAAGTTTTTGTATCCACGATCTGTGGGGTCTATTGTGTCTGTATGTATCTGTTCCACAAGTTCTTTCCCATCATCAGTGATTAAAGGATTGTGAAGATCCACGATTTTTTTGTTTGTTTCAAAGAATTGTTC